TTGCCGGCGGCGGCGATCGCCTGATCCAGCACGGTCTCGATCTCCTTGGAGACGCGGAAGCCACCCAGGCCCCACTTCATCATCTGCAGCATCACAGGCACCGCCTGCGGCATCGACTGCATCATGCTGCCGGTGTCGGAGAGGAAGGTGCCGACGGCCTGCATGAACTGCGTGCGGCTGTCGCGCTCCTGCGCCCAGTCGACCATCGCCATCGTCTCGGCTTCGACCGTGATGCGGTACTGCTTGGACTCGGCGCCGGACTTCAGGAACTCCACCGCCTGCTGCGCGTAGGGCGCGTCCTCGGACAGCATGATGTTCGAGCGCTCGACCAATGTCTCGGGCTGGAAGTGGTAGCAGAAGATCTGGCTGCGAATGCGCTGGCCACTGCTGACCCAGGCGCCGATCTGCTGCTGCTTGAACTGCAGGCGGTTGCCGCCGAACTGGGCCTTGAGCTGCTGCGCGCCCAGCGTCTCGTCCGGGTTAGTCATGCCGCGCATGATGTCGCCGATACCCAGCACCTCGTAGAGGTTGCCCTTCAGCACATCGCGCTGCACCGTCAGCTTCTCGATCACGGCCGCGACAACCTCGACTGGGATGAAGTCCATCGCCCCCTTCAGGCCACCCTTCTCGGCGAACGCGGCCCAGTTGTCCACCGGGATCATCTGGTTCTCCATCGCGTCGATGAAGACGCGGCCGACGGCGGTGCTGTTCTTGTCGTAGACCCCAGCCACCTTGCAGGCCTTGATCAGCCACTTGAGGCGGGTCGTCAGCTCGTCGATCTGGGCGTACTGGTCCTGCGCCATCAGGTAGTCCGCGCGCGGCATCAGCTTGGACGTCGTGGCGTTGGCGATCAGCGGCTGCGGGCAGGGGAAGAAGCCGCGCAGCTTCAGCGGGTCGGTCTTGTGGTCGCAGATGATGTTGTAGCCCAGCACGTGCCAGTAGGCGCACTTCGTGGTCTTGTCCCAGATCTCGAAGACGCCGGCCTTCTCCCAGGGATCGTTCTGCGGGTCGACGCTGCTGCCCTTGCTCTTCTGCTTGTTGACCGGGATGTCGCGGCCGATCTTGTCGCCGAAGCGGGCGATCAGTTCCTCCCGGTTCATGAAGACGCGCCGCGCCACCCAGCGCACGTCCTGCCAGACCCGGGCGGGGCTCCACCAGAAGTCCTCCCAGTAGACATAGTCGGCCGGGGCATCCTCGTGCGTGATGGCCTCGTATTCGATCGGCTCGGCCAGCATGGCGCCGGTCTGCGGATCGACGACGGGGTCGGTGCTGGCGGTGGTGGTCTCGACCTCGTAGCGATACCAGACCTGGCCCAGGCCGACGATCAGGAAGTCGCCGACCGACTGCCGCGTGACCTCAGGATAGGTGGACTCGTCGTCCTCCTCCACGTCGTTGTTCAACATGCGCTGGAGGATGTTGCCGCCCACGCGCGCCACGTCGTCGTTGCTGTCCTTGTAGCTGTTGGAGACGTCGACGCGCGGCGGCTTCGCATACAGGCTCGCCTTCAGCACCTCGATGTTCGACCAGAAGAGGTTGAAGCGGGAGTCCTCGCTATTGGCCCCGTCTCGCTCGTCCAGGTAGCGCTGGATCAGCTTGCGGCCGGTGCTGTGGAACTTGGTCAGCTCACGCTTGGCAGCCTGCAGCTCCTTCTCCCAGACCTCGGCCAGCTTGACTGGATCCTTGCCGGCCTCCTGGGCCTGCTTGGCGGGCAGCTGCTTGCCGGCCTCGACCCGTGACTTGGGCGAGCCCTCGGGCTGCTGGGGCTGAGTTTCGTCGGTGGTGGTTGCGTAGGCCATTAGAGTCTCCCGCTGCGTTGATTGAAGGGGCTGACCGTTGAATGCAGCTGCTCTAGCGTGAAGCTGCGATCGATGGGCGGCACGATGATGGTCTTCTTCGGCGGCGCCGGCTCGAGCTCGGTCAAGCGCGCCGCCCCCTCCATGAACGAGTCCGCGCAGTGGCTCGACCAGTCATGGTTGGGCTCGGACGAGAAGGTCTTGGTCTCCTCGTCGTACTTGAACGAGTAGGCCCGCATTGCCGCCAGGAATGGCTCGCACACCGGCGCGCTGCTGATGCGCACACGGCGCAGCATCAGCCGCCCGGAGTTGATGCTGTCGCTCTTGCGGCGCTGCTCGTTCACGCGCACATCGACGCCAGGCCACGGCGGGTTGGTGAGGAAGGTCTCGACGCTGCTGCGCTTGCTCTGGAAGGTCTTGACCTTCGCGTCGTGCGGCAGGATCAGCACGTCGGCGCGCGGCTGCTTGGACAGGCGCTCGCTCCACTCTTCGGCGTCCATGCCGCTGCCATCGTCGTACCAGAAGATCTCAAAGCCGCCGCGCATGCGCCGCCACCAGGTGAACGCAGCCTTGTCCCGGTAGCCGATGTCCGAGGTGACCCAGACCTCGCCGTCGTCGGCGCGGCTGTCGAGCTCGCAGATGCGTCCCTGCTTCTCGGCCTGCTCGATGTAGCGGCCGAAGATGGCGCCGACGTTGGCCGCACTGAAGTCGCAGTCGTACTCCTGCCGGTACAGCTCGTCCGGCATCTCGGCCCGCTCTGCCGCCAGCACCGCCTCGCTCATGTGCTTGGTGACAGACACACCGAGATGCGAGTGGAACCAGGCCGGGTTGGCCTTCGCGATCTTGATCTGGTCGTGGAACCAGTTGTAGCCGCGCGGCGTGCTAATGAAGGCCGCCCAGCCTCCGTTGCCGGCCAGGATCGGGCGGAAGATCGACCACGCCCTCGGGTCCGACAGAGCCGCCTCGGACATGGTGATACCGAACGGGTTTGAGCCCACGATGCTGTCGTAGTAGTCGCTGCCCACCAACTGCCAGATCGCCCCGTTGCGCAGGGTGATCTTCATCTCGGTCTTGTTGGTGTCCTGGCGGATGGCCGGTGGTATGGCCGTCTCCATGATCTTGCGGGCCTCGTTGTCGAAGCCATCCCACAGCACCTTCCTGGCCTGCTTGTGGTTGGGCAGCATGTGGAAGTACATGCCCGGGCGTTCGAACATCTGCTTGACGGTCTGATGGACCATCGTCAGGTCCTTGCCGAAGCGGCGAGGCCAGCAGGCCGCAGCGCGCAGGCCGCCCTTGTCGAAGTAGCGCATCAGGTCCGTCTGCGCACCTCGGGGCGTGAACCCGTTGGGAATGGTGATCTCAGCCACGGTAGACCCACATCCCAGGCATTGAGTCCTCGACCGCGGCGCGCGTAGCCGGTGACTCGTTGTCCAGCGGCGCATGCAGGTGCCAGCATGGCACGTCGACCCGTTCGAAGCCGGCCTGGATCATGTCGGCCGAGGTCGGTGCACGGTAGTGCAGCAGCGCCTCCAGCTCGGGGTCGGCGTCGAAGATGTCCAGCACGACGATGGTCGTTCCAACTGTGCGCAGCTTGAGCGCATGCCGAAGCATGGCCGGCACGTCGACATGACCCAGCATGTAGGCCATCACGATCAGGTCAGGCTCGGTGCCCATCACCGTGCCGTAGGCCATCGCGTCCATGCACACCCGCACGCCAGGGCACAGGCACAGGCGCAGCTGGGAGTTGGAGATGTTGACCAGGACGAAGCGCAGGTCTGGCCGCATCTCGTGCCAGATGCGCTCCATGCCGCCCACGCCGCAGCCCAGGGACAGCACGCGCGCGCCGTCGGGCAGCTCGAGCTGCCCAAGCACCCACGAAGCGTGTAAACGCTCAGTAGGCTGTGTCAGCCAGATCTGCAACGTGGTCAGGCCGGCGTCCAGATGGCGCTGGGTCTCCAGGGCCACCAGCGCCTCGCTGGCGTAAAGGGGATGCGTCTTCATTGCCTGCCCGTCAGGATGGTGCGCGCCTCGCGCCAGGTCAGCCACTTGGCCGCGCCCAGGCACATCACGCCGTAGATCAGACCGCCGCACAGCAGCACCGCGGCGCAAATGCCCAGCAGCACCATCACCAGCAGCGACAGGGCCATGAAGATGCTCATAGCTGCCTTCTCCTCAGCTCGCAGCCCTTGGAGTAGCCCAGGGCCTGCAGGCTGTCGGCCTGCATCTGCTCCAGGCCGCTCACGGTGACATGCTGGCCGTTGTGTATGTAGTAGATGACGTCGGCATTGCTGTCCTGGCAGATGCGTACCCTGCTCATGCACAGCGGAGACAGCCCCTCGGCGAAGCCCCGATTGAACGGGTCAGGGTCGAGCGGCCGCTGGGTGGCCTTCTCATCCTTGGGCGGTGGACATGGCTGGTCCGGCTGCGCCATCGCCAATGCCGCACGCACGACCCTGGCCGCCTGGTGCCGCTCCTGCCCGTGCAGCGGGTAGCCCAGCACCGAAAGGATGGCTGCATCGATCTGGTCATCGGTCAGTTGCATGCCCTACCCCAGCTTGTTGATGACGACGGTCAGCGGGCCGCCTCCGGTCAGTTCCAGCTTGTCCCGGAAGGCCTGCACCTCGACGTGCTTGCCGATCAGTTCCAAGTGCTTCAGCCGGTCGGAGAGCTTGACCTTGCGCACCATGCCGATGGCTACGCGATCGGCGCCAGTGCCGGCGTATTCCTCGTACGCCTCCACGCCGACGACGAGTCCGGTGCGGAACACCATCGGCCATTCCTTGATCGGCTTCAGCGAACCGTCGTCGTCGTAGATCGCTGACAGGTCGGCCGTTTTCTCGGCGGCCAGCATCTTCAGCACCCAGTCGGCGTCGATCTTTGTGCGCTCGCTGCGTTCCGTCTTCAGTGCGGAGATTGCCGCGGCAACGTGAGGTTTCCCGAGCAGCTGTGGCCCTTGCCACTCCGCCGTCCGCGCGCTGTACTGCGCACGAATCGCCGCCTGCGTCGCATTCAGGTCGATGAGATATTCCTCGACGAACCGTTGCTGCTTGGGGGTGAGTCCGGTCTTCACGCCATTACCTCAAGCAGCGATTCCTGCCGCACCGCCGGCATGACGGCATCGGCCACCACCCGCACGCATGGCGTGGCCGCGTAGCGCTTGCGCAGGCGCAAGCTGACGACCTGGACGTCATCACGCCATAGCACGCCGTTGCAGCCGTCGAAGACTGCCTTGACCACGTTGTCCACGTCCGGCTTCGTCGTGGGCAACAC